TACGGCTATTACAAATGGTATACATACTATCGCTACGGTTAGTAACGGCGGCGTTGCGGTGACATACGACAAAATGACCAACATGGCTAACGCGTTGCCCGCACAATATTGGTCATTGCCTACAACCGCTTGGCACATGACACCAACAATGATTCAAACTTTGCGTCAATTAAAAGATGACCAAGGTTTGCCTTTGTTCTTGGAAATTGGCGATGCCGATGGTGCGGCAGTTGGTCGCGTGTTTGGTTGGCCCGTTATCCCCAACCCATACCTTTCCGATGCGTTCCCCATTTACTTGGCAAACTGGAATCGCTTTTTAACGATTGGCGATACAGAACAAATGTCAATTCAAATGTTTGAACAAACACAAGCGGGCTTTGTGACCATGTACGCGGAGAAACGAATGGTTAGTACCGTGCGCGACCCGTTCGCGGGTGTTCGTATGAGCGCCGCCTAAAAGGGGGCTTAAATGTCAGTAGATAGCCAATTACTTGGTGCGCCCTACGGGGCGGCTACCCGCAATCCGTTTAACTATGTAAAGTTTGAACAGATTGGGCGCGATGTTGTTACGCCTTGGTTAACCTTGGATGAAATCACGAATCAAATTAATTTGTTTCAAGATGAATCACAAGATGGCTATTTGCAAGCATTGGAATTAGCCGTTCGCCAAGCGATTGAAGATTACTTGGGGCTTTCTATTTTTTCCGTTACATATCGCGTTTGGTATGGCGCAGAAAATTTGGCTAATTCGCCCGTGTGTTTGGATTTGCCCGAAGTATCGCAAAACCAATATGCTGATATGTCAGGCGTTACGATAAATCGCGTAGCGTATTGGAATAACAGCACCCCGCCCGTTCTTACGGTAGTGTCGCCTAGCGAATATTATTACGATGCAAGCGGTAACAAGGTAATCATTCAAACCTTGCCTACAAGCATCAATAGCGAAATGACCGCGCCGATTATTTGCGAATACACAACCGCACCTAATCCGTTGCAAACATACCCCGTTATTAAACAAGCGGGCTTGCTTTTGTTTACGCACTTGTATAACAATCGTAGCAATACAACTGACAACCAATTGAAAGAAATTCCATTTGGTGTGGCTACCCTTTTGCGACCCTATAAGCCGCTTGTTATGTGATTATGTTTTATACATACGCCCACATTCGTAAAGATACAAATTCAATCTTTTACATTGGTAAAGGAACGAAAAGGCGTATGTATAGAAAAGAAGCGCGTAATTTGCATTGGCACAATGTTGTAAAAAAATCAGGTTATGAACCGATTAAATTGGCAACATGGAAAACTGAAGCCGAAGCGTTTGAGCATGAAAAGTTTTTAATTCAATGCTTTAATGGTTCTTTGGTAAATCAATCTTTGGGCGGTGATGGTAACGATGCAAAAGGTGGGTTTACTTTTAAAGGTAAAAAACATTCTGATGGTGCTAAAGAAAAATGCAGAAATGCTAAATTAGGCAAATTTAAAAGTGTTGAAAGCAATAAAAAAAATGCCGAAGCACATAAGCAAAAAATTAGCATCAATGGTGTAATCTATGAAAGTTGGCAAGATGCTAGTAAAGAAACTAAAATTCCAACTGGTAGTTTTTCGTATTTGTTAAAAGGCAAAATTAGTCCTAAAAGCAAATACAACTGGATTAACCAAATTTCTTTGGTGATGTAATGGCAATTGCACGGTTTGAACAAATTGAGGTTAACAACCTTGCGTTTGCTAAAAGTGACTTTGGCGAACAAAGTACAGCACAAACGCTTTGGTTTAAAACCCGTGCGCGTGTTCATTCCGTTGCAAACAGTTTAAAGATTTCTGAAAAGTACCGCCTTTATCAAGATGTGGTTAATTTCACTTTGAACTACACGCCTAATACGCGTGAAATGGTGCGTAACCAAAACTTGTATTCAATCACCTATAACGGGTTTGATTGGCGCATTGATAACATCCGTGAATCTGACGATAGGATGATGGTGGTTATTATTGCTTACAGAACTGACCCAGTTACGGCGGTATAAATGGCAACGCAACAAAATCCCGTTCAGTACGGCAAAGCGATTCAGTACCAACTGCAAAGCATTGTTTCGCCCGTACCCGTTTATGCGGCGTTTAACCGTAACTTTGCGACTGAACCTAAGTTCATTGTTTGGATGCTACGGAATGTGCATCAGGAAGTTTATACAGGTCCAGTTCAATCCGTAAAAGGTATTGACCGCCCAACATTTCAGATAAGTATTTTTACCCAACAAATAGAAGATGGTTTCACTATTTCCAATCAGATACTACAATCCCTACACGGATATAGTGGTTTGTTTGGCGGTGCAACCAATGGGTTTCAAATTAGTAAAGCAGATGTTTTTTGGCTTTACAACAGTTATGACAACGATGAAAAACTTGCACAGGTTTTTCTTGATTGCACACTAGATATACCAACCTGACAAGATAGTTCTATTAACCATTCTTTTTAAGGATACAAAAATGGCTCTCCCAAATAAAGTATTACCCGGTTTTGCCGCCGCACTTTGGATGCAAACAGGCGCTACGCCTACACCCGTTCCCGTTGCTGACTTGGATGTTTGGACAGGCACAATTGGCGACATCGTAGGTACTGCCGCTAACGGTACTGGTACTGATGGCATCCTAGTTCCCGTTGAAGCCGTACCCGCATTTGGTCAAGATGATGCGGTTGCAAACTTCAGCGTTGCAGGTTCACGCCAATCTGACAAAATCCCAACGCAATCAGCACCTACATCACTTAGCATTACCGCCGCTTGGAATCCTAGCGATGCGGCTTTGTTGCTGATTCGTGGCGATGCTGAATCAGGCGTTGTTGACCGCACATTCGTGGTTAGTGCCACAGCAGGTACTAACACCGTGGCTTATGCGTTCACAGGTCGCGTATCTCAATTCACAATTGATGCAAGCCCAAGCGCCGAAGCAAAATGCAACTTCACGATTCACCCCCGTGGCAATCAATACGGTTGGTCAAACAACACTTAATATGACACAAACGACAATAAAAGACAGTAGCGACCTACTTAGCTTTCTAGTAACCCAAACCGACACCCGAAAGGATTGGTTTGGGTTTACTCAGCAAAAGCTAACCGCAATTACATTGGCGCATGAGATTGCCGCAAACCATGCGGATAAATTCACGCCTAACGAAATTGTTGATTATGTGCAAACGCTGAACAACGCGTTGTACCAAAAAATTATCAAGCCAATGGGTTAAATATGGCGGGCGTTACCTACAAAATTGAAGGCTTGAAAGATGTTCTAGCCGCTTTTGGGGAACTAGCCGCAGATATTGGCGATAAGAAAGCGCAAAGTTCTATTCTTGTACCTGCCGCACGCGAGGCAATGAAACCCGTGCTAGAAATGGCAAGATTAAACGCGCCTAAAGATACAGGCGACTTGGCTAGAACTATGCAAGTTGAAGCCCGCCGCCCAACCAAACGCGACATTCGTTCTAAGTACATTAACGAAAAAGATGCCGTGATTGCGTTGGTGACTACTAAAGCATTTCCTAAAAAACTGAAGAAACAGTTTTACGAACAAAATGCGGCGTTGTATGAAACCGATAAAGCCGCCTACAATCGCAAGCTGAAACAAGCAAAGCGGCAGGTAGGTGTTCTATCTGATGCACGCGCAATAGCACAAGAATTTGGCACGGCTAGAAATGGTGCGCAACCGTTTTTACGCCCTGCCTTAGAATCCCAAGCCGACCAAACCGCCAAGCGGCTAGGGGAAATTTTGGCAAGGCGAATGATGAAATACAGGATAAAAAATAAATGACAAAATTAGGTTCAGCATTTGGTGAAAAGTACCAAGCAAAGCGCAAAGATTTATTGACCCGTACATTTGTACTTAACGGGCATACATTTAAAGTTCGCATCCCTTTGGTTGCCGAATCGGATGCAATCTATAAAAAAGTTTCCGAACCCAATGAAGAAACGGTAGAAAAAATCTATCAAGAAATCACAAAGCCATTGCGCCAATTTGAAGATAGCCAAAGCGAAGAATTCCAATTTACGGATAACGACATTTTGGTTGATGGGCGTTCAATGCGCGAAGCGGCTAAAAACAAAGCCATCACCGAAGCCCGAATTACTGAATTCTTTAAGTTATTAGTTCCCGAAATGGAAGGCGTAACGCTTGAAGATTTGACCTACGCGGATATTGAAGAAGAATTTCCAATTTCCGTACAAATGCTAATTGTAGAAAAGATTGGCGAAGTTATTAGCCCAACCTATAGGGAAGCGCGGGGAAACTGATTGGCTCGTTGAAAACCCAATGCCTAGCCGCAATGATTTTCAACGGGCATACCCTAGAAACAATCGAAGAATTAGACGATGTGACCTTGGCAAACATACAAACGATGTATGCCGATGGGTTGATTGGAAATTACGGAATTCTTACCCAATTGGCTACCCTAACCAATGGGGTGTTTAACTATATGCGCACGGCAAATTCGCCGCCTTATAAACTAGCCAACATTTTGGGTAGTGCGTATGATTACATCTACCCGCCTTTGACCGCAGAACAACAAAAGGCGGCGGTAAATGATGGCCTATTGGCGTTTATGTCACAGGCAAACGGATTCGATAAAACAAAATTTGGGGTAAAAGATGGCTAATATGATTGCCCGCCTTGGCGTAGCCCTAGGTATAGATACCGCGGAATTCAATAAAGGGATTGAAGCCGCAGGGAAGAAATTAGAACAATTTAGCGAATCTGCTGAAAAATTTGGCAAGATGGGCGCGACCGCTTTGGTTGCCGCTAGTGCCGCCGCTTTGCATTACGCCGATGATTTAGCCGATGTTGCCAAAGCCAATGAAGTTGCTATTGGCACAATTCTTAAACTTTCTAACGCCCTTGGCAATGCGGGTGGCAAAGCAAGTGATTCAGGAAAATTGCTTGCATCGTTTACTAACTTTATTGATGAAGCCGCGGGCGGTTCTGACAAAGCACAAAAAACCGCCAAGATGTTGGGAGTTAGCCTACAAGACTTAGGCAAACTTTCTGAAGAAGAATTGTTGAACAAGGTAGTTAAAAACCTTGGCTCAATGGATGATTCTGTTACCCGCAATGCCAAAGCAATGGAAGTTTTTGGCAAAGCCGCAAAAGGTGTAGATTTTGTAAGCCTTGCCGCTGACATGGCAAAGGCCAATAAGATTACAAAAGAACAAGAAAAAGCAATTCAAGATGCCGCAGATACTTATGATTTGATGGCTCAAAATGCGCGGGAAACAATGGTTGTAATTGCCGTGCAACTTGGTCCAGTTTTAAAAGCAAGTATTGAATACCTTAAAGATTTAACAGGCGAAACAAACAATCTTGGTCAAGTTTTTAAAACTGTTTTTCAAACCATTGCAATTGCGGCGGCAGATGTTGGATTGGTTTTGCAAGGGCTTGTCGCGCAATTTCAAACAACCGTAGCAATTTTCAAATCTTTAAATCCTAGTACACCCGAAAGCGAAACAACGGATGTATTTTTAAAGAATGAAATTAAAGGAATTATTGCGCGTCAAAACCGAGATGCGTTTTACGCAAAAATCATGGGCGAAAGCCAATATGGTAATTCGATTGATGCGTTATTAAACAAAGGCAATGCACCTGCGGCTACTGGCGGCGGTAGAAAAGTTCAAGAATCTAAAGAAGCCGAAAAAGAACGCCTAAAAACTATGCGCTTCATTTTTGAAGAAGCAAAAAAATACGATAAATTTAGAACCGAACAAGAAGCTAAAGAAGTAGCCGCATATACAGCGGCATCTAAACGCGTTGATAAAGAAGAAGAAAATTTAAAAATTCAACAACAATTATTTAACATTGAGAATTCAATGCGCGATGCGCGTGCTGAAGATATACAACTAGCAAAAGATTTATATTTAGCTGAAGAAAAAAGATTAGAAAATATAAGAGAAATTAACCAAAATAATTTGCTAGGTATTGAGGCTAAAAAAGATTTGATAGCAAGAGAAAACGCATTAGCCGATGCAAGCGAAAGGTATTTGCGTTCACAAAATCAAGCGGTTAAAGCACAACGCGAAGGCACAGGCGAACAAGGTTTCTTTAAAGAAGGCGCTAAGTTTTTCCGTGATTTGCCAACTGAATTAGAGAATGGCGCAAAGGCTTTCCAATCTGTAATGAGCAACATGGAAAGCGCATTGGATAACTTTGTTCGCACGGGCAAGTTATCGTTTAAATCTTTGGCGCGTAGCATCATTCAAGATTTGATTGCAATTCAATTAAAAGCATCGGCAACATCTATTTTTAGGTCATTGTTTCCTATGCTTGGTGGAAGTGGTATCAATACATCAGGCGCAGATTTAGCAATGTTTTATGCCGATGGTGGAAGCCCGCCCGTTAATCAACCTGCCATTGTTGGCGAAAGAGGCCCTGAATTGTTTGTTCCCCGTACAGCGGGAACAATCATTCCAAACCATGCGTTAGCGGGCGTAGGCGGCACTACGATGGTTACAAACAACTATATTAACGCCATTGATACCAAATCGTTTGAAGAACGCTTGTACGGCAGTTCTAACGCGATTTGGGCGGCAAATCAGTACGCTAATAAATCATTGGCGGTTAACAGGGGTCGGGCATGAGTTTCCAAACCATCTTTAACATTCAGCAATCCATGACGGTGAACAACCGCCGTATGGTTGGGCAACAGGTAGCGCGTTCGGGTTACATCACCGTTGCACAGTATTTAACCGCCGTGCCTTGGGTGTTTACCATCACGCCGCACAACTATTTGTACTATCCACAAGTTCGGGACATTATTCAAACTATCGACAACAAAGATAGGCAATTGCCTGAAACAATTACTTTCAATACATCTAACCTTTCTTGGTTTACCAAAATGCGCGGCACGGCTACAGCGGCTACGCTAAATGGCACGCCCGTAGCAAATACGCAAACGCTTGCTTTAACTTCAAACGGCACATTTAAAGCGGGCGATTTCATTATGATTAACGGTTACACCTACAAAGTAACCGCGGATAGTTCGGGTTCATCCGTAGGCATCAATCGCCCGCTGATTGGCACGCCATCATCAGGTACAACGGTTTATGTGGGTAATGCTTGCACATTTACAGTTGTTGCTGAATCATGCCCAACATATACACTTAATCCTATGACCGATGGCGCATTTGTACAATGGGATTCGCCTTTTATTTTCCGTGAGTACATAACATGACAACTATCAATGCCGTAACTGGTTCACAAATCAATCACGCGGAATTTGTACGCTTAACAGTAGGCAATACTGCAACGGTTTATACATTTTGCAATGCCGCCGCACCCATCACGGTTAGCGGCATTACCTTTGCTAATCTTGGCGCGTTGCTAAGTGTTGGTGATGTTCAGCGCGATATTAAGGCTACATCGGATGACATGACTATTGCATTGACGGGTATTGACCCGACCAATGTAGGCATCATCTTAGGCAATGACATTAAAGGTTCATTGGTAGAAGTTTGGCGCGGGTTCTTTGATTCAAACAATCAAATCATTACTACGCCTACAACTCAGTTTTTCAAACGCTATCAAGGCATCATTAACAGCGTTTCAATTACCGAAGATTTCAACAGCGAAGCAAGAACTAGGATTGCAACTTGTTCTATTTCTTGTTCATCAATGCGCCGCATTTTGGAAAACAGATTGTCGGGCGTAAAAACAAATCAAAACAATTGGCAATTTTTATATCCTAATGACACATCAATGAATAGGGTTGCTGAAGTTTCTAATACATATTTTGATTTTGGCGCACCCCCAATGCGACAAACACAAGCAAGCGAAACAACCACAACAATGGAAAATTCAGCAGGTGGCGATGCACCATGATAAGACAAGCGACAAGATATGACATCCCTAGACTTTTAGAAATTGTGGAGGCTTACGCTTATGAAAATCCAATTAAAAAACTTGGTGAATCGCATAATCACTTTCCCCGTTATGTTGAAGAATTATTGTTTAGCATCATTCAAGGGCGTGGGTTCATTTATGTGGATTCGCATTTGCGCGGCGCGATTGTGGCTTACAAAACTTCTAACATTTGGTCGCCAAAAGTAAAAGAATTAAACGAACTATTGTGGTGGGTAGAACCTGAATACCGCAATGGAACAGTTGGTGGTAGGCTTTGGAAGGCGTTTGATGAACGCGCACAAGATATGTTGAAAATGGGTGAAGTAGATATTGTTTGCACTTCAATTTCTGCTAATGGCCCGTTGATTGATTACACGCGCAGGGGTTACAAAGCCCTTGGTGCAACTTTTGTTAGGGAATGAAATGGTTTCTACGCTAATTGCTTATGTATCAACAACTTTTAGCATAAGTGTTGCCGCGGCTACCTTTGCGGTTAACTTTGCGGTTTCATTTATTGTTACAAGAATTTTTGCTGAAAATCCTGAACAACAGCAAGACATGGGGGTTCGCCAACAAGTTCCCCCAAGCGCAGTAAACGCTATTCCTATTGTTTATGGTACGGCATACATGGGCGGCACATTCGTTGATGCGGTTTTGACTGATGACCAAAAAACAATGTACTATGTTTTGGCTATTTCTAGCATTAGCCCTAATGGTCAATTTACATACGATACAAGCGATATGTATTTTGGCGATAGAAAAATTACTTTTGGTACTGGCGCAGATTCAACAAAAGTAGTTAGCCTTACCGATGAAGCGGGCAATGTAAATACAAAGATTAACGGCTATCTTTACATCAATCTTTATACATCTACTGCAAGCGGTGTAATTACATCCGCTAATGGCGCTTCAGCACCTAGCACCGTAATGGGCGGTTCTGATATTGCGGTTGCCCAACGATGGGCTACAAGCAATCGCCAAATGAATGGTTTGGCTTTTGCTATTGTAAAAATGATTTACAACCGCGATGCCGACACTACACAACTTTCACCCGTTACATTTCATGTAAGCCATAATTTAAATGGAACAGGCGTAGCCAAAGCGGGCGATGTTTGGTATGACTACATTACAAGTACAGTTTATGGCGGCGCAGTAGATACAACATTTGTTAATAGCGCAAGCGCAACCGCCCTAAATACTTACGGCGATGAACTAATTACATTTACAGATTCTTCAGGCAATCCATCTACACAACCCCGATACCGTATCAACGGCGTATTAGATGCGGGCCAATCGGTTCTTTCTAATATTGACCGCATTATGTCAGCGTGCGATTCATGGATGACATACAACGCGGCATTGGGTCAATGGTCGGTAGTGGTTAATAAAGCCGAATCAACATCTTATGCGTTTAACGACAATAACATTATTGGCGAAATTCGCGTTAGTGCAACTGACATTACATCTTCAATTAACCAAGTTGAAGCGCGTTTCCCTTTCAAAGAAAACCGCGACCAAGCCGCGTTTGTCAACATTGAAACACCTAGCGGTTTACTGTATCCAAACGAACCCGTTAACAAGTATTCAATTACTTATGACATGGTTAACGATTCGGTGCAAGCACATTACCTTGCAAATCGTTTGTTGGAACAAGCACGCGAAGATTTGATTGTTTCGTTCAGCACTACCTATTACGGCATCCAAGTTGATGCAGGTCAAGTAGTAAGCGTTACTAATGCAGATTACGGATGGAACGCAAAACTTTTCCGCGTAATGAAAGTTAACGAAGCATCATTGCCCGATGGTTCATTAGGCGCAAGATTGGAACTTAGCGAATACAACGCACAAGTTTATGACAATCAAGACATTACGCAATTTACGCCAGTACCTAATTCGGGCTTGCCATCGGTAAGTTACTTTTCGCCATTAGCCGCACCTACAGTTACAGGTTATCCAACTGCAACTATTCCATATATCAATGTACAAGTATTTGTGCCAACAACAGGGCGTGTAACTTTTGGCAATTTGTTTTGGACTACAAGCGCAACGCCAACATCAACCGATTGGAAATTAATAGCCAACGCATCTACAACCAATGGTCAACCCGTTACAAACGGAAGTTATTACACATTTTCAAACATTACTTTAAACACGGGTACTTATTACTTTGCCTACAATGTTGGTAATGATGTAACTACATCAACACTTAGCCCAATTAGCGCGGCATTGGTTTGGAATCCCGTAGCGGGCGCAGGTCCTACAGGCCCAACAGGGGCAACTGGTTCGGGTTTAAATAGTGCAACTGTTTATTTGTATAACAAAAATACAACAACAACACCCCCTGCATTGTTTAGCGGTACTTTTACCTATACTTTTGCAACTGGTGTTTTAAGCGGTGGAACATTAAATGGTTGGTCACAAACGCCGCCATCAGTAACCGCAGGTGAATTTTTATTCTTGTCATTGGCTACTGCATCAAGCACAACCGCAACTGACACTATTCCCTACACGGAATTTTCAACGCCGCAAGTTGTAAGCGGCACGGGAACTAATGGCGCAAATACTGCTATTGTTTCTTTGTTTAATAAGAACACTAGCGCATCAACACCGCCAACAACCTTTAGCGGAACTTTCACCTATACATTTGCAACTGCCGTTCTAAGCGGTGGAACTTTAAATGGTTGGTCGCAATCTGCGCCTACTCTTGCTACTGGTGAATATTTGTGGCAACGACAAGCAACCGCGTATGCAACAACGGCAACAGATACGATTGCGGCAACTGAATTTAGTAGCGCAGTTGTTACTGGCGCGTATGGTCCTACAGGTCCACAAGGAACGGCGGGAACAACTGGAACAACAGGCAATTCATCAAGAATTTGTTATACAAAAACAACTTTAAGTTCATTGGCATCTACGCCAACAACAATTACAACAAGCGGGAGTTCATCTTACCCGCCTAATGATTCATGGGGTACTGGAACGGTTTGGCAAGCAACTGCACCAACAATTATTGCGGGCGAATCTGTATATCAATCTGATGGTGTTTATTCACCCGCAACTGGCAATACTGTTTGGAATGTTCCATACCTATCTACTTTAAAAGTTGGTACTTTATCTGCTATTACTACCAATACTGGCACATTAAATATTAGCGGAACAATGACTGCGGGAACTGCGGCAATTAGCGGTTCTACTTTTAGTGGTTCGGGTGTTGTTATTTATAGTACAGGTCAATTTGGTGCGGGAAATACTACTAATAACATTGTTTGGGATAACACAACACTAACAATTAAAGGCAATATTAGCGGAACATCAAATATTGATATTACTGGCAATGCTTTATTTAAAGGTACATACACAATTGGGTCGGCTACTTATGCCGCAATAGCAAACTCAAGCGGTTCTGCGCTTGGTGGTTTTTACGGTTATGCCGCGGGCGTTTTTGGATGGGCAGTTAGGGGTGAAGGTAGTGGAGGTGGAGGTGGTGGTTATTTCACATCTAACAGTTCTGTACCCGCTTTATCTTGTTATAACTCATCTACTGGTGCGGCATTACAAGTATTGTCAAAAATGACAATGAGTGATTCCACAGTAGTTACAAATTTAAATGCAAACTATTTGCAAGGTAATGCGGCAAGCGCATTTGCTACAACTGCTTTGGGAACTGATGCCTATGCCGCAAATAGATTAAATGGTTCTGCGGGAACAAATGTTTTAAGATTTGTACAAGGAACAGTTACAGGCGCATCTACTGCAACATTTGACCCAAATAATAAACCCGCTAGTAATTCAACAAATGTATGGATTCAAATAACAATTGATTCAACAACACTTTACATTCCCGCTTGGACATAAATCATGGCTAGACAAACTACAATCCCATCCCAAACAATTACTGAAGATATCCAATCTTTAGATGAATACCCTAAAGAAAAGTTAATTAGGGTTGTTGTTGGCAATGTTGATGCTGATGGCATTTTTATTGTCCCTCAATTGTTTAAAACATACGAAATTAGGGATGAAATGTATGATGAATTAAATTCAGCAAACCCTAGTTGGAATCCAACAAAACCTGAAGGAACTTATTTCAATGATGATTTATGGCACTTCATTGATTTAATTAGGCAATCTTGATAAGATAAGAAAAAGACAATACACCATTAGCCCGCAAGAATTGCGGATGTTCTGACTAAGTTTAGGGAACGCTAACATGGCGATTTTCAATAAGAATACCCTTGCGCAAGTAAGCGGGTTTGATAACCCAATCCTTGCGGGTGAATTGGTGTGGGATCAGCAAACCTACTGGAATCTTACATTCACCAATTCTGCAACAGGCAACCCAATTGATTTAACGGGCGCAACCATTGATGCCCAAATCGTTCGCCGTCAACTATCAAACATCATTGATACCCGTAACGGCTTAACTTTTGATATTGCCGATTACACGCCTACGCCTACTGCAATCCCTTTGACCGTAACAAACATTGTTTCAGCGGCGGGTTCATGCACATTAGTAATTGATGCCGGTGCATGGTCTTTAATGAGTACCGACCCTGAATTAGAAATTAACGCAACTGACCCCGTTGGTTATAGCGGTCGCGTTAAAGTAAGTTTCCCGCAAGTTGGTTCAACCCCTGCGGATGATTCAATTATTTTTTTGTTGTTCTTGGTGCGTAGCGATGGGGTAATTGTTCTATGAGCAATATTAAAGTTTCGGTTCAAGATGGCAACAATGTAAATTTACAAGTAACGCCACAACCCCGCATTGATTTGCGAATTGACAGAGCAATTAGCGGTGCTACAGGTCCTACAGGACCGCAAGGTAGTGGCCCTACAGGTCCAACTGGACCAACAGGCGCACCTAGTACCGTTCAAGGCCCTACAGGTCCTACAGGCGCTTCTATTACAGGTCCTACTGGCCCAACGGGTGCGCCATCTACTGAAATTGGCCCAACGGGTGCAACAGGCCCGACAGGTGCGCAAGGTACGCAAGGTATTGCAGGCCCTACAGGACCACAAGGCGTTCAAGGTATTCAAGGCGTTCAAGGCATCCAAGGCGTTACAGGCCCGACAGGTGCGCAAGGTTCTAGCGGCAATAATGGCCCAACAGGACCTACTGGCGCTAATGGTTCTAATGGCACAACTGGACCAACAGGCGCAACAGGCCCTACTGGAACACAAGGCGTTCAAGGTAATAACGGGCCAACTGGTCCACAAGGTTTGCAAGGTAATGCAGGCGCAACTGGACCAACAGGCCCTACTGGAACACAAGGTGGTGTAGGCCCAACTGGAAGTATTGGCGAAACTGGTCCAACTGGACCTACTGGCGCAGATAGCACCGTAGCAGGTCCTACTGGCCCGACAGGTGCGCAAGGTACACAAGGCAATGCAGGGCCTACAGGTTCGCAAGGTATTCAAGGTGAACAAGGCATCCAAGGTATTCAGGGTGTAGCAGGTCCAACTGGACCGCAAGGCATCCAAGGTAATACTGGCCCTACGGGTGCTACAGGCATAACTGGCCCTACAGGGGCAACAGGCGATATTGGACCGACAGGCCCAACGGGTGCTGATTCCACAGTAGCAGGGCCAACAGGTCCTACAGGCCCACAAGGTGCTGATGGTCAATCTTCATCGTTTTATCAATATCAAGCCGATACAAATCAAACATCAGGAACACCGACTGCGGGTCATGTGTACTGGAATAATGTTGTACAAATCTTGGCATCAGACCTTGTATTTAGTCATTTGACAAGCAATGGCATTGATGTTGATTTGTTTTTAAGCATTTTAAAAACTGGTGATAGCGTTGTTTTGCAAGATGCAAGCAATTCAAATAATTATCAAAAATGGGTGTTAACTGCTGATGCGGTTGTAATCCCCAATACTTCAATTACTTGCGCGGTTACGCTTTCCACATCTAGCGGCACGGGAACAACAGGTTTTGCTAACAATCACAATTTGATTGTTGTTATTCAATCGGTTGGTTTGGTTGGTCCTACGGGGGCTACAGGGCCTACTGGCCCTACTGGTGCTGATTCAACGGTAGCAGGGCCTACGGGTGCAACAGGACCTACAGGACCAACTGGTTCACAAGGCGCAGTAGGTCCAACGGGTGCGGTTGGTGCAACTGGTCCAACTGGTGCGCAGGGCATCCAAGGTGTACAAGGTCCAACTGGCCCACAGGGTATTCAGGGCGACCAAGGTATTCAAGGTGTTCAAGGCCCAACAGGTCCTACGGGTGCGCAAGGTATCCAAGGCGTAACAGGTCCTACGGGCGCTGATTCAACCGTTGCAGGTCCTACTGGCCCGCAAGGTAATGTAGGCCCTACAGGACCTACTGGCGCACAAGGTACGCAAGGCAATACTGGACCAACAGGCCCGCAAGGTATTCAGGGTGTGCAGGGTGTGCAAGGCCCAACTGGACCGCAAGGAAATACGGGCGATACTGGCGCAATTGGCCCAACAGGACCTACAGGTAGCACAGGCGCGACTGGCGCACAAGGCCCGACAGGTCCAACAGGCGCACAGGGTATTCAAGGTGATGCAGGGCCTACAGGTCCACAGGGTGTTCAGGGTATTCAGGGCATCCAAGGCGTTGCAGGCCCTACTGGTCCTACTGGTGCAACAGGTGCGGCAAGTACAGTTGCAGGTCCTACAGGTCCTACTGGCCCAACAGGGGCGGCATCTACGGTAGCAGGACCTACAGGTCCTACTGGCGCGGCTAGTACAGTAGCAGGGCCAACTGGTTCAACAGGTCCAACAGGCCCTGCGGGAACTGCAAGTTATACCCGAACAAGTTTTATCGCTACTGCAAGTCAAACAACATTTACTGTTTCATACACAGTAGGCGCATTGCAAGTATTTTTAAATGGCGTATTTTTAAATGCCGTTGATTACACGGCTACTTCAGGAACATCGGTTGTTTTGGCAACGGGTGCAACTGCGGGTGATATTGTTGAATTTATTGCGCTAAGTGTTGGAAATTATGGCGCACAAGGTCCAACAGGCCCAACGGGTAGCATCCCAACTGGTTTAACAAGAGTTTTAGCAATTAACTGTATTCTCCCATAAGGAAAAATCATGCCCGCAAATATCAATCCTATTTATTCAATTGTTGGCGCAGTAGATTCTGTTGCCACAAACAACACGGGTTTAGTTGTTGGCCCAACGGCTAATACCGCGCAAGATGGCACGGGAACAATGTACAAAGCATTTACT